CTTGGCCTTATAGCTTGCATGCACGCCTAGGCGCCCCTCGTAAAAGGGGGAGAGCCCGGGGGTCCCGGCTGGTTTCGCCCAATAGACATAACGTCTCTTGACCGAATCCAGACGGTCCCTCAGGCCGCTTCGGCTAGCATGCGAGCCAATACCTGCGAAACGGGCCCGAGAGGCGCGATTAGCGTAAGGAATATAAAACTTCCTCACACTTCTCGCGACTTCTCGGGGGAATACGTCACGTTGGCGGGCCTTCGCCAGGTTCACATATCCGTAGGTGACAGCAATTGCTGCTGCCTCCGTTATGTGATCCTCCAGGGCGTCAATCGTTCCTAAACAGATCGATCGGCCCCCATAGGGTACCTTACCGGTACGACAAAGAACCGCCTTCTTGGCGTAATCCGATCTCACGAGCGGTTCCGCAGCTGCCCGACCTAAGCTAGGCATCGTCATGTTCCATGCGCCCGCGGGAGATTTCTCAATCTTCCTCGAGCAATAGAGCATGCCTGCCACGCCAAGTCGGTAGATGCGGGACAACCGTGGGATCCCCGTAGGCCTTCCGCGCAGAGGCATCAACCCGGCACCTCCGAGGAACCTCGGCAGTTCAGGGGAAAACCCGCGTTCTCTGAACCAGCGCCATGCGCTGGGCCAGATGACGCGAGTCGCCCTCCGAACTGCCTGCGGTAAACCGGAATGCTGGATTAGTGTCTCTACCGTTGGGCCAAGGGCCACCCACCATGGTGCTTCTACTTTCCCGATGATCCTAGGACGCACGAGCCCCTTAAGAGGGACGCATGCAATCCGGTCTACACCGACTATGCAACTAGTCACGCGAGCGTGATTAGGCAGCACAGGGGTGTAGAAGGACCGAAGGTTAGTAGTCGCACCAGGGGCGACGTTTCCGATTCGGAGGGATATCTTGTTGCGCTCCCAAAAGGGCGTAACGGGGATCTGCGTGTTAACGCGGACCCGATAGACCTCCTCAGTGAACACGCACAGCCGTGAGGCTATGTAGTGTTTCTTGTCGGAAATGACGCCACCGCACTCGGCGAGGACTTTATTGTAGGAGCGGATGACCGATTCTGGCCACCATCCTACAAGATCGTCCCCGCAGATAGCGGTACAGGGTGACCTATTGGCAGAGATACCAGAGACCGTGGATGATCTCGTAGGACCGACAAGGCTATCCCAAGCGTACTCGGCCCAGAATAACTGAGCCAAGGACAAAAGGGACCACGTCGTGGGTATCCCCATAAGGATACCTCTAATCGACGTGTCTGTCGGCGACCCCGGGAGATCACCCCAGGTAATGTCTTGCGGCCCCGTAAGGAGACGCAAGACAAAGCCTGCCCACTCTGGAAGCTGAGGGGAACCTCTTAGAAGCCCTGTTACCAGGGCGTCGACGAAGTCCCCCGCCAGTGTATCCGAGGCAGCAGTCAGGTCAGAAGAGACGATCCTTCGTCCTTCGACCCGATATGCTGTCTCGAATACACGGGCGACCGCCTTACGGTGGTCACCAGCTAAGGTGGGACCCGATCTGGGATCTCTTTTCAGGCCATCTAGGAGCCAGACGCGGAAGAAGTGTCCTATCGCGACAAGGGCCGAAGGGCTCTTTGTCACGACACGGCATTTCCAACCGCGTTCGGCAAGCGCAATCGCTGACGCTTTTGGGACGCCCAAGGATTCGACCTGCCTAAGCAGGCCATCTCGGACGGCGGATCCCATCACGTACCGCTTTTGCGTGTACCTAGTGGTACCTGAAACCAACGCGGCCGCTTGCTCACGGAAATATCCCTCCTGAGTCTCATCGACAAAGGGACCGGCCTTGCCATTGATCTCCTGCAGGCTAGCAGCGTGACCCCCGCGTGAGCGGGGAGTCTCGATGCTAGCACCGTGGGAGACCAAGGGTTCGACCGGTCGGGGAACGCCAAGGAATTTGGCTGCCCAACGGGCAGCGAACTCTGTAGCTTTCTCCAGGATTGGTTCCGGCGTCACGTGATCCGTGGTGAGGACCTTGCGGTGTTGCTTCAGTGCCTTATCAAGGACCCCCTTGCCCCCCTTAGGGAGGGCGCGCGCGATATAGCTGAACTGTGTGGCCTTTCGGTCACAGTCAACTATAGAGCGCAGGGAGCCTTGGAAGAACTTGGCAATACCGCCGCGGCGCTCGAGTCTGGGAACCTCGTTGACGACCCAAGAGCGGAGCTGTGAAGCTCCGTCCTTTAGGAAGGTCATCGTGTAACCTAGGCCCGAGTACGCCGCGGTCACCACCATCAGGTGAGCGAGACGCGTGATCGAGCGCAAAGCAGAGCGATCAGGTCCGGACCGTAAGAGGAACCTGGTATGTGCCGAAGCCGCTAACGCGGCGACGATCACACGCCAGGATTCCTCAAGGTCGATCCGAACCTGCGCTCTACTAGCGCTCGGGCACCGAGCAAGCAAACGGCGGAAGGCCGATTCGCAGGTATCAAACGAAGCCGAGTTGACCCCTCTCTGGGAAGGGAGGGGACCACCCAACTCCGTTTGTCGGCACTCGGTGGGTGCCCCGCCCCTCAATTTGAGGAACGCGGGAAGCCCACCAGGATGTGCGCCGATGAACGATGCTTCGACAACAGTTAACTTGGAAAGGTTAACTGTGCTGTGCGTTCG